GTGAAACGGAGCGCCCAGAAAAAACCGGGCGTCCCTTTTTTGCTATTTAATTCTAAGGAATTGTTTAAATTTCCTTTTGTTATGGCTTCGCCAATGCATTCGATAGATGAAGATGCGATGGCGCACCCCCAGATACTGTCTTCGATGCGCTCTCTTGGACTTGATTGGTCTAATGCTCAATGGCAATAGAGAGTTGATTGCTAGCAGGAACCGTAGCCATACCGGCTTCTTACCCCTACCCTTACTTAAAGCGTTCATTTCTCCATGTGACCCTTTGCAGCACTCGGTCTTGCTTTCGTCCGTTACAAGATCGACATAGCGATTGTAAGTTGTTGATGTCATGATTGGGTTCCCCGTTGCCGGGTGGAATGATGTGGTCGATTGTCCAGTCTTCATTTATTAGCTCCTTCGCACACGATACACAAATCGGTTCCAAAACAGTCTTGGCATATGCCCTTGCATTCCGCCATGCTGCGGTGTCGTGCCAGCCTGCCATCGGATAATCCTCTCAATGTTTCATAGTCTTTTATTTCCCAGCGATCTAATTCTTCAATTATCTCTCCGAGAGTCAAGATGTCTCCTAGATCGTAATGTGAGTTCAAGAACTCCAATAGCTGATTACGCGCATACTGAACCCCAGCTTCAAAGCCTCTGGTGTATCCGGTCTTCACTTTGTTCCCTCAATGATTCGAACGATTCTTTCTAGGTGATCTACATCGACGTTAGTGCTAATTACTCCATCGTTTACTATTGAAGCGATAATTGTATCTTTGAAGTGTTTAGACGCTCCATGCCAGCCTCGATTGTATTCTTCCATTTCTCGAAGTTGAAGCCTATGCATTAAATCTTGCATTAGAGCTTCTTGGTTAGGAACTAGTCTTTTGATGTTGTCTAGTGTTTCTTTTGACAGTCTTTCTCTTTCGCTGTTATCCATGTTCTTTGATTATCCTTACTGCGATCGTGGTTAGTGATTTGGATAGTTCTGGATACCCAATAGCTTTCAAGAACAATGACCCAAGTGCCGGGCGAATGTTCTCGAAGTCGGGACTCCATACCAGGTTGTTATCTATCAATAGCTTCATAGCTTCCAACATGATTGCGCTGCGTTCTTCTTCGTTTAACTTGTTCACTTGATAAAGTCCGCCTTGAAGTAAAGCCAGACTGGTATTGCTGCAAATAGTCCAAGAGCTGGTTCTTCTATCCGGAACCCGATTACTGTCATTCCGAATACGAATGCACTAGCAATTAGGACTTCTGCGATTTTCCTGATTCGTGTCATGATGCCTCCTGTGTTTGTGTGGTATCAGTTTATTTAGATTGACTTGATGTCAAGTTCTTTAAAGGGCTTTGTTATCAAACCGTTATACACGCTTTCCGGTCATTTCAAGATCTCCTCGAAGGCTGGCTCCACATTCCTGGCAACGGTATCTTTGGTATTTAGCATTGGCAGCGAATCGAGTCCCATACTTGATAATGTTGTCGCTGGAGCAATTACGGCAGACCAGGGGATCACCAGCTTTAAGTCCCATGTTGGGATGGTTACGGATCCATGGCTTTAGGATTTCGTAAAGGTCAATAAGTAGATTGACATCCTGAATCTGGTATTCCTTCATGAGCTTCCAGGCTTTAGCATTCCCAGCCATACAGTCAAGCCAGAGTTGAAACCCAGAATGTTGAACCTTAGCTCCGACCCCTAGCTTTTGAGCAACATAGTCGAGCTTGTTAGATGGGAACTTAAATTGATTCTTGACGGTTCGCATTAGATCTAGTTCTATCCAAGGACTAGGTGGCAGATAGCCGTTTTCGATAAACTCTCGTTTGATGTGCTTGCTATCGAAGGCCGCGCTATTCCATCCGACTAGAACATCGGCTTCGTCCATTACCCGGTGAAGTTCGTCAAGCATGGCTTCCTTGCCGTGATGATGAACTGACTTGAATATAACCTTGTCACTTCCAAGCCACCTAGCTCCCCAGCAGATAACTTCGGTTGAGCGTTCGATTTGCGTGATTGCTATGTTCTGATCCCAAAGTCCCCAAACATGAGCTAAGTTTGGCGAAGTCTCTAGATCGAGGAATAGTATCTTCATGACTTCAAACTAGGCCTCTGCGCTTGCGTTCTAAGTCCGACACGCCAAGCGTTATGGTTTCGTTATCATAGGGAACGACCGTCACTTGCATACCTGGTTCATGGTCATCTGCATAAGATTTGCGAACGGTTAGATCGACAACGTTGGAGTCGTTGGTTATTACTTTTCCGGATTGAAGTGAATCTAGACAGGCACGGGTTAGTTTATCGATGTCATATGTTCCAGTTGCATACTGCCTGGTTACTGACTTAGGTCTTCTAAGCCAGAAGTGAATAGTTACCGCGATGGCCGTCTGGAACGGTGTATCTCGTTCAAGCATCTTTAGCTCAAACATCCGTTTCATAGTTTCGCGCCAGGCAGGGAGATCCTTATTGGCTTCAACTAAGACGATGTGATTGCCTCGATTGAATGCCTTCTTTGAGCCTTGTGGCCTTGGGTCTCCAGCAACGAATAGTTGGAACATCTAGAAGGGTAGATCCTGTGGCTCACCTGGAGCGATGATGTTGATAACTTCTTCGATAGCGGTTTTATGTTGTGCAGCCTTTACAAGCTCCACGAGGCAATTGTTCAAAGAGTGCTCAACAACTTGCTTAGTTTCCTGACCGGGCTTGTTGTAAGTTCCGACTTTGGTGGATAGTGATCCTTCGATTTTGACTTCATCTTCCTTCTTGTAATTGCTGGCATTGTCTAGCCATGCAGTCCAGAGTCGATTGCGCGGTTCGCCTTTGAAGTCGTAAGTCTCCCAGACCCTAAGTCTTGGATAACCTTCGTTTACTACCTCGGCTACTTTTGCATAGATTGTTGTTATTGCCATTCTGTGTTTTTCCTTTCTAGTGTTCTTTAAGTTTAAGTTAATTATTAGTTACTTTTAACACGACATCTACGCCGTCCCGTTGCGTCGTGGATGACGCCCCGACTAGTCTTAAACGCCGTCCCGTTTTGCCTTTTTTGACACCCCGTAGATTATGACTAAGACTACCGTCACACCCCTCGGGACATTCGACATTGATCCAGTATCGATTGGTGATTCTGTCGAAGCGATACCCGATTCCGTTATGGTGCGACATCTCGATTTCTCCTAGCTCGACTAGCTTCTGGAGATTGCGTTGAACTTGTCTAACGGAGCATCCTGACAATTTCGCCAGGCGTGATTGTGATGGATAACATCCCTCTTCTGGATCATCGCCTAAGTGCCATGCCAAAGCCGTTAGGACGGCTCGGGAAGTTCCGGTGCTTGTTGAGTGGTGCAGAACGGCTGCAACGGCTTCTAGGCTCATTCTGTGCCTTTCTAGGCTATTATTAGATTGCCCATCGTGGTTGGGTGACGCTTTCGCGTCGGGCTAGAAGTTTTCTGTGGCTTCTAGCCCTTTCCAATTTACTTGGACTTTAGCGAATCAGCTAACGACTTGATTGCTTCAAGAACATCGTTTTCAACTTGTGACTTGACTGCCGTCGCATAAATAACCCTAAGACTCTCAATGTCTTTATTTGCTGCGGCCTCTGAAGCCTCTTCAATAAAGTTGCGTGAGTCCCTAGTTGCCTTGATCATCTCTTCGCGCGATGGACGATTCTTAGACGCTGATAGTCCTAGCGTTGCAAGTCCACGACCGATTGCGGATGTCGAACAATTCTCCAGAAATGAACTCCGGTTGATGTTGCTAGATCCCCGAGTCTCGTGCGCCCAGTCCACCGAAGCTGGTCTACCATCTTCCCGGTCTGTGTAAACCGAAGCTTGAACAACTACCTCGGTTTCGTTGATCAACTTGATTTCGGTAATGATACGGCCGTTCGGATAAGTCTTCCAGAACTTCTGAATACGTTCTGAAACTGGTTCGTAATTGCTTAGGTCAAAACCCATTTGTCCTCCTATTTGAATGTGATGAAAGGCTTGCCGTTACGGGCTTGTAAAGCTATAACCTTGTCACCTTGGAACAGACCATACTTGGTTCCGTCCATGTAGGCAAGAACCGCGGACTTGTGTGCCTTAAATTGTTTTTCCCAAAATTCAAACTCTGACTTGGCTTCAAGCAAGTTTGCCCATAGTGATCCCAGCTCGATTTCGCCTTCCTGGAGACCCTCGGATAGCTCTCTAACGGTCTCGTAAGTGGATTCGCTGCCGTCGTAGTCTGGAGCTGTATTTGTGTCTAGGAAGCCATAGAAGGCCTCTACACGGCTTTTCATGCTCTTGACAAGGGAATCATCCAGAACCACATCAAACTCCTTCCAATCGCCTCCTGTGACCGCTACGACCACACCGCGCTTTAGACCAAGGATTGAAAGGTAATGTTGAACTTGAAGGTTATAGTGCTCGGGTAGCTTATCCCAATACATCCGAGAGAACTTGATTTCAAGGACTCCAAGGCTGCCATCGTCCCATTCGATTATGCCGTCGGGATTAGCAACGGATCTAGGGTCTTCGATGCTTGCCCAAGTTCCGGTCTCGTGAACGGTTAGCCAGTCTTTGTTGTTGGTCTTGAATAGCTCTCGGATTACTGGCTCGAATGCTGTGCCCATTTGCATTGGCATAGAAGGTTCGATGTTGCCTTCGATCAGCCCAGACTTTTCAGCCCAAAGAGTGTAAGCCGACTTCCAAGGGTTGCAGTCCATCACGGACGCGATGTCAGAACCGCCTAAGCCTTTTCGGGCTTCGTGCCATTCTGAAGTGCCAGGCTCGAAAGTGCCTAGATACTTTGCAAGGCCAAGTGCCTCGATTTTCTGTGTGATCTCCATGCCGTCATTCTAATAACGGCGAATGACATTAGGCCAGTTTGAACTACTTACTCTGAAAGATTGTCACTAAGCAAAGAGTGATTGTATCCGATGACTTCGCCTGTGTCGGCGTTTATGACTTCGACTGTAAGAAATCCGTTGACAACTCCTAAGTCTTTTAGGATTACATTTACTGGTTCATCCATTAGCTCAATTTCCCCCAAAGTTGCTGTTCGCTTAAAAATGCCCCAGTGAAAGAAGTGGGCAAAGAAGTGAGAGATGAAACTGTCATATTCAAATAAGGAAGTGAGGCAATAGTTGCGTTTGGTAGAGCGACATAAGCGCTTCTTGAGCCTGCCGAACCAGAAGAAACGCGTGTCAAATGAGCAATAGCATAAGTGTTGCCAGCAATTAGCGTAACGCTAGA